CGGGACACCGTTAAAAGTCCTTGTTTGTAGATTTCGGCAGTTGTGTTGACAACTTCTAGGCCACAGCCAGCAACACGAGTGTCACCAGTTGCTACACTAGCAGCTATCGTCAGGCCCAAAGTGTGCGCCACCGCAGGAATTGCGGGAAACACATCTGTGTCTGAGTAGTCGATGGTACACGACCATAACTGTTTGTTTGATGTGATAGCCGAACCTTGATAAATGGTAGAACCAGCTAAGTTTCCGCCAGTCAAATTGGCAACACCGACAAATGGATAGGTAACGATCCTAGCATTCCAATTCCCCGACCCGGCTAGGTACGGAGTTTTGAGATTTATCGACATTGTTTGAGGCTCAGTTATTGACTCACCGCAATACTCATCAGGGATCCCAGTAAAGTTATCCACCTTGGTGTCATGCCATGGGTCTGTTGCAATTTTAAGATAGGCCACGTCTTCCAAAGACATCCTGCCATCCGCAACGAGGTTAGCTAAAGTTCGCTTTCCTCGGGAAACCTCCCTCCTTGTTGGGGTTGGAGTTTCCATTTCGCCATTAAGTACTTCATTGATTGTGCTCATTCTGATTTTTAAACCACCCAGTTTCACAACCTGGTTTTCTTTGGCAGGGGTATCGGGGCCCGCTTCATCACTATGAGCACTTTCATGTCCAGTATTAAGGCTTCCAAAAGAACTTCGATCACTAAAGATCAAGTTCTGTGTCTGTAGTTGTTCGGCAAAATCTTCGGCAAATTCCAGGTTTTCAAGCTGAAACCATCCCAAATATTTCACCATAATTTCCAGATAAACAGGCACGTGGGCAACTAGCCCAGTAAGAGCAATTAGCCTAGCAAAATATTCCGTTTTGTTAAGCTTGTTCAAAGGCTGATAGACCAAAGAAGAACAGATTTTCTCCAACCGAGGGATCGGCAGATACATTGAGTCTTCTTCAGAATAAAAGCAGAAAGAGCCAAGAAAGCTGTGGCGCGGATTAATCCTCACCGCACTCCCTTCTTTCATTACATACGTTAAAAGCGTAGCAGAGTCTTTTATAACCATGCCAAACTTTTTATACGCATGCTGTGTGCTCTCGACAAATTGCTTCACGTCCCATTCAAAGCTTGCGAGTTTGACTCCTCCAAGCTTGTCGTCAGAATAAATTCTGTAGATACAGTTATCACAGATATACCTCCAGGTAATCTCTGTTTCCGGCCTCCCAATCTCATATAGTCTACCCACAAACAAGTAAACT